CATCAATATCGAGAATGCCCGCCCAGGTCAGAAGGGGGCCATCCAGGTAACTCTGGATCGCCTGTCGCTCGGACTGGCTTACACCGCGGTCGTACTACCGACTCGGTATGGCAAGAGCGATGTGATCCGAGCTACCGCGATTGTCGCGCACCATCGCGGCATCGTGAGCTATGCGGTCGTTCTTAGCCCTGCAAAGGTGCTTAAAAAACAGATTATCAAAGCGTGGAAGTGGAAGAAAACCCTCCATAGATATGGGTTACCGCGGCATACGAAATTCCAATCGATAGAGTCGACTCCGCCGCATCCGCGAAACGACAGCGGCGCATTCTTCATGAGCGGGACACTTCAATCGCTCGTCATGAACGTTGGCGAATGGGTTGAGTGGGTAAGAAACGCCATTGCAGTCACTGGCAAGCCGCCGGTGATCTACATCGACGAGACTCACATGGCTGGCATACATAACAAATGGGGCAAGGCAATCGAGTGCTTGGCGGAGGCTGGGGCGAAGATAGTGCTTCTCACTGCCACGGCTTCAAGAACGGATGGGGACGATATCCCTGGGTTCGAATACGACGTCGTGGACGAAGAGGAATATCAGTGGATCTGCCGTAAGCCAGGCAGTTTGCCCGAAAAAGTCTTGATCGAGGTTTACGAAGGCACGCGAGGGTCGCGAAAAATTCACGCGCATCACATCACCACCTTCGCAGAGGCCTATGCCGAATCGCCGGCTCCGATCTGCCGCCTGCATCGAGACATGTTCGACGTCGATCTCACTAAGATTATGGACGGCATGAAGGAATCTCTGATGCTATCCGATGCGTCTGAATCGGTGACAAGAACCGTATTGTCGCGAGTCGTTAGAAAAGACATCGTAATCAATCAGGCCGTCGAGCTTCTTCTTAAGCATCTCCGACAGGCGAAGCGCGTCGACGGGCGAGCGCAGGCGATCGTGTTCGTCGGTAACGACCGGAGCGACTCGGAGGACAACCAGCACGCTCGGGATGTCGAGGCAGCGATTCGCGCTGCCGACAAATCCGTCAGAGTGACAATTATAACAAGCTCGAACACGGACGATGGCGCCGATGAGATCCTGAGGTTTGCCGGCGAGTTCGACGTCGATGAAACCGCCGACCCGCCAGAGAAACCAATAGATCCAGTTGGCGACATTGTCATCGTCAAACAAATGGCTGGCCTCGGCGTCGAATTCCCGGCGGTAAAAGTCATGCTCGATCTCTCCTGCACCAGGGCAGAAACGACATGGGTACAGCGAGTAATGCGCATCGCCACGCTATGGGGGCACTTCAAGAGCGCGACGCTTATTACGCCGAATGACGTTCTCAGTGCCGCGTTATTCAAGCGCGTCACGGCCGACGGATTAGGGGAAGCGACGCGACTCTCTGGAGAGCTTTCTCATTCATACGAGGTCGACAAGAAGGACGCGCCAGATCGGGCGAAATTTTACGTCGATGGGGCTAGTCCTGCCGGCTTCGAAGACAGCACAGGAGACACAGGCACGACCGAAGACCAGAAGATTATCGACGATGTGATTCGGAGATTCCCGCTGCTGAAAGGACTGATGCTGCCAAGCGAGATTCTTGCCAGAGCGAAGGCTGACCTAAGCGAAGACCGACCGTTGCACGCGCCGTCAGATGTGCATGACGTGGATTCGGAGAAGCTCGCCCTTCGAACGAAATTAACATCGCTGTCACATCAGCTGAGAGACCTCAGATGCGGCGTACCTGCGGTCGACTTCGAACGCGAGATGACCAGCGTATGGGACGATGCAAAGAGAATAGCGGGATGTCGGCGCGAGCACGTGAAGGCTCTGGGCGTTGAGCAATTGCACGCTATCGCCGCGGCATTCGAAGGGATGATCGACCAGGAAATCAGCGCAAAGAAAGCATCGTAGACATGAGAAGCGCAGCGGCACAGCGTCAACTCCTTCCGGTCGATCGAAAGCGAGAACGCGAACACGAGATGCTGGCGGCTGCCGGCTCGAGTCCTCGGGACATGATGCAGAAGGGAGACGCAGACTGGTGCTGGTCTGCCCTTCTTCATCTTCGAACAATTTGGGCGAGCGAAAAATCCACGATCGAGATGTGGGAGCGGACCATCGCCGATATCCGCTCCGCTTGCGCCTGGGAAAAAGTACCGAAGGGCCGCCCGTACGGCACCGAGGACGCGATGCTTCGGGATGTTCTCGGCGTAGAACTTTCAGAGGCCGAGCGCACCATTACGGACCGGGCCGCAAGAATTGCCGCTGCGGCAAAGGAGACCGGCGAAAAGGCGTCACCTGGACCCACAAAGGCCGAAACTGCAGCGAAGAAAAAGCGCGGTAAAACAGGGGTGTTTACCACAAGTGATAAGATAACTTGTGGTGAGACCTCAGTAGGGTCGGCGCGCGGCACCTCCGCCGAATACCAAGCCTCGCGACTCAAGCGAGACTTCCCGGAGATCGCTACCCGCCTCGCTAACGGTGAGTTCCCGTCGGTGCGTGCGGCGGCGAGGGAAGCGGGGATTGTGAAGCCGGTGGATCCCGTGAAGCGAGTGATGAGGCTAGTGAAAGCGATGAACACGCCGGATCTGCAATGCCTACGGGTCGAGCTGTTTGAATTCTTTCGTCGGTGCGGGGTTGGGCAATGAGTTACTACAGCAAAATCGACCGCCAAATGTGGGGCGATAAAAAGTTCCGCGCACTCTCGGCCTCGCCGCCGAACGCACAAACGCTTTGGCAATATCTTCTCACGGGCCCGCACAGCGGCGTGGTGCCCGGGCTGTTCTCTAGCACCGTCGACGAGCTGGCGATCAAACTACGGTGGCTCCCAGGCGACACGGCGGATTGTTTTGCCGAGATCGAAACCCAGCAGATGGTGCGGGTCGATCGAGAGTCACAGCTCGTTTGGCTACCCAACGCGTTGCGGCACAATCTGCCGCGAAGTCCAAACGTCGTGGTCGGCTGGCGTTCGGCGCTCAGCGAACTCCCGGAATGCCCGCTAAAAGACGAAGCGCTCGCGTTCATGCGGAACGTTTTATTGCAGATGAGCGGAGCGTTCGCGCACGCGTTTGACGTGGCACTTGGGAAGGCGCCATTTGGCCCGTCCACCAACCCGACTGGTAAGCCCAAACCGAAGACTTCGCCGAAGAGGCAACCGAAGACTTCACCGATTGAGACACCGAAGACAAGACCGATTCTAAGAAAAGAAAAGAAAGAAGAGGGAGAGCAGAACGCGGACCCCTCGTCGCCGATTTTGGATCACCCGGAGCCAGGACTCGGCACGGTCGAACACCTAAACCGCCTCGACCCGGATGAGATTCTCAACGCCCTGAACCGGTCGAGCGGCGGCGTGGTGGACATCCGCGGCACGGGACCGGTCCAGCAAAAGTTTTTCGCCGGGATCCACGAAGCCCGCTGGACCCTCGACGAAATCGAAAACCTCGGGCGGTACCTCGCCGCCGGCGAATGTGCATGGGCGAACCGCAAACGATTCGACCTCGGTTGGTTTTTGTTCAACGACACCCGCCTGGGCGAACTCGTGACCAAAGCGAGCGAGTGGGCCGAGCAACACCCGAAGGTCCCGCCAATCGCACCACCGGTGCTCGTGCGAATCGGCAAGCTCGGCGTTCCGGTGCTCACCCACGCCGAGCTTGCCGAGCAATCCCGCGCGACCCTCAGCGCCCTCCGAGGCCACCGTGGTTGAAGCAATCCACAACTTCGACGCCGAGCGATCGGTCCTCGGAGCGGTGCTGTGCGACCCAGCGGCGCTCGGCCTGATCGACGCAATCCTGTCGCCCAAAGACTTCTTCTCGCCAGCCCACGCCGCGACGTTCGAGGCCATGCTCGCACTCGGCGCAACGGGCCAGGGCATCGATGTCGTTGCGCTCGCCGACGAGCTGAAATCCCGTGAAAAGCTCGCGGGCGTCGGTGGCATGCCGTTTCTCTCGGCCTTGACCGATTCATTGCCAACCGCGGCGCACATCGAGCAACACGCCAAGATCGTGGCCGCGTTCGCGTTGCGTCGTCGTGTGGCTGACGCTGCCGCCCGAATCGTCCACCGCGCCAACGACCCGGCAGCGAAGCTCGACGAGGTTTTGGAGTTCGCAACGCAATCGCTTTTCGCCGTGACCGAGCAACGCAAGTCATCGACCGTCACGACGCTCGACGATGGCATCACCAAGTTTTTTACCCGCATCGAGGAATCACAAACGCGCGGCGGACAACCCGGTATCATGACGGGCTTTCGCGATCTTGACCGAATGCTTTGCGGCATGCATGACGGGAATCTTCTGATTGCCGCCGGACGACCCGGAACGGGCAAGACTTCGTTCGCTCTCAACGTCGCGCAAAACGTCGCAGCGAAGCATGGGCCCGTGCTGTTCGCATCGGTTGAAATGCCCACCGACGAACTCGTTCAGCGTGCCATGTGCGCCGAAGCGAGGATTGACCAACAGGTGGTTCGTTCGCTGCAAATCGGGCAGGAACAATTCACCGCATTCGCATCGGCGGCGCAGCGATTGTACCAACTGCCGATTGAAATCGACGACGCCGGCGGATTGAAACTCGGCGCGCTTCGATCGCAAGCCAGGCGCATGAAACGACAGCGCGGGCTCGCGCTCGTGGTCGTCGATTACTTGCAGTTGATGCGGGGAACCGAGCGCGCACAGAACCGCGAGCAAGAGGTTTCAGAGATCTCGCGAGGACTCAAAACACTCGCGAAGGAACTCAAGGTGCCCATCTTGTGCCTGTCGCAATTGAACCGCTCGACCGAGACGCGTTCATCGAAAGACAAGCGACCGCAGCTCAGTGATTTGCGCGAATCAGGTGCCATCGAACAGGACGCCGATGTCGTGATGTTTATCTACCGCGACGAACTCTACAACCCGCAGACGAGTGACCGCGGTGTTGCTGAAATCATCGTAGCGAAACAACGCAATGGGCCGACCGACACGGTCAAGCTTCGGTTCATTCGCGAGCTTACTAAATTCGAAAATCTCGAGTCAGCGCAAACCGCGCGAGAGAGTTATTACGATGCCGCCGAGTAACGCCAAACGCATCGGCGTCGATGAGTACAACGCCCGCTTCGCACTCAAGGTTCAGGATGGACGCGGTCGCAAACGCCAGGCCATCGGCGCACGCAACGAGGACTACGTCGACGCGCTAAACCGAGAGTGTGAACTCGGACATGTCGCGAAACTTGTGAAGCGCCCGACGCTCATGAAGATGGTTCGCGGCAAACAGGTTTTCGCGAAACCCGCGGGCGTTGACTATCACGGCCACATGATCGGAACAGGCCGCGCGGTCTACGTCGAAACGAAACGCGTCTCGAATGGACCATTCGAATTACGAGACTTGCGAGTCAGTCAGATCGCAGAACTCGCGAACGCATGGGCAGGCGGCGCACTCGCGTTCGTGCTGGTGATTCACGGCCCGAAGAAAGTGCCGTGCGTGATCCCGTGGACTCGGATTCGGCACGAATTCGAAGCGCGTGCCAAATCGATCAGCGTCGACGAGTTGATGATCTACGAAGTGACCGGGCCATACCTCGCGCCATGGGCGTCCAAATGAGCGCCGTCCCTCGCCAGCGCTGTGCAGTCTGCGCCCGCGGCACCGATTGCCGATGGACCGACGAGCGTGGCCGGTGGCTCTGCGCACCGTGCGGACACGAGACGGGTGGCGTTAGGTCGGTCGTGCCGATACCAGCAAGGCCTCCAGCGACCCGGGAAAGGGCGCGCGTTTGGAATTGTGGCCTGGACGCCATTCCGACCAACGAGCGGGGCCTGCGAGCCCTGTGGACGAAAGTGAGGGTTAGGTGAACCTGGTGCATCGCTACGTTTACGAAGTGCTCGCATGGGACGCGGCTGTGTCGCGCGTCGAACGAGCAGCGCGCGGTGGTGGATCATCGCTCCGTGGCGTGCTCACGTGCCTCGAGCTTGGCATCGTGGGCAACGGCAACCGGGGCACCAAGGGCGTTGGACACGCGCCGCAGCCCGATGACGCCACGAACGTCAGCCCGGTCGCCACGGGCCGCTACCGCGAGCTGCGTGGCCTCGCGCTGCGAGTGACCGACGCGATCATCTCGGACGGGCAAGGTGAACAGATGGTCGAAAAGCAGTTCGGCCCGCGCATACATCAGTGCACACTTGCGCAGAGAGTTGCGCTCGTTCTCGAGACACAAAAAACGATCGTGACGTGGCGCGTGAAACTCGCATCAAGAGATTCGCAACCCGCGCTCGCTGCTTCGGAATTGAGTGGCAGCAAGCTGTTATCGCTCGGTGCCGAGGCATGGCATGCGTCACTTTCCGCTTGCATTGCCCAATAGGCCACGATACCCCTTTTTTCTGGATCTTGAGATTTGCCTCAACGAGCCGCCAAGAGCCCCGAGTTAACCTCGGAGCAGGTCGCCGCGGAGATCCGAATCCCGGTGCGCACAGTGCGCAGGTGGCTGCACGCCTGGCACGCAATCGGCGTTCGCGGCATCCGCACGCTGCACTCACGCGGGCGCTACGGACTTCGATACGTCTGCAGTCGCGAGCTGATCGACCGATGGCTCGCATGTGAATTGCCCGAGCCTCGAGAGCTGTCCAGTCGCCAATGGCGAGCAACAGCAACGGCGCATCACGGCGCTGAATAGCTCTCGGGGCTTTATGTCCCAATGGTCCTTTGTCCCTTGTCGAATGAACCCGCAAAAACGCACAAAAAGATCGATCCGATGCGGCTCGAGCTGGTCGAGCAGATGTATCGCGACAACCGGACGGCGCGTGAAATTCAGCACGCCGTCGTTGCGCAGTTCAAAACGACATCGCGCACCGCTCGCAGGTACATCGAGATCGTTAAGAAGCGACTCGCGAAAGACTGCAAGCGCAGCCCCGGTGCCGCACGCGCACGATTCGAGGAGACCGCGCTCAGGATCCAGCGACTCGCCGAGGAGAAGGGTCGGCTTGCTTTGGCTCTAAGGGCAGCCGAACGCATCGCGGTCATCTGCGGAGCCGCAGCGCCAAAGCGCGTGCGCCATTCTGGCCCCGGCGGTGGACCGATCGCCGTTGCAGGCGCAGTCACCGCACCCGTGATTTTCATTCCACCTGAATCCAATGAGTAGCGCTCTCGCACGACAGCCGCACCCAGACGACTGGAAGCCCAACGCGGGCCCGCAAACGCGGTTCCTGTCGCTCACGTGCTTCGAAGCGCTTTACGGCGGCGCCGCTGGCGGTGGGAAGTCTGACGCCTTGCTCGTCGATGCGATCCGCTACGTCGGCCGCGGATACGGCGCGGCGTATCAGGGGTTGCTCTTGCGCCGCACGTTCCCGGAGCTTGAGGGCAACCTCGTGCGCCGATCGCAACAGCTCTATCGAATGCTCGGCGGTTGGTACAACGAGACCAAAAAGCTGTGGACGTTCCCGAACGGTGAGCGCGTGATGTTTGGCAGCGTCGAGCACGAGAAAGACGTGCACCGCTACCAGGGCAGCGAGTTTCAGTTCGTTGGATTCGACGAGCTAACTAGCTTCGAAGAGTCGCAGTACCTGTACCTGATCTCGCGGCTTCGGTCCGCGAAGGGTGTGCCGTGCCGCTTGCGAGCTGCGACGAATCCCGGCAACACGGGACATGAATGGGTGATGGGACGCTGGTCCGCGTGGCTCGATCCCGCGTCGACGGTCGTCGCGGATCCTGGCGATGTGCTGCACTTCGTGAAGCAGCGAGACGGCGAGCACGTTGTGCCGAAGGGCACCGTGGGCGCGCTCGGTCGCACGTTCGTTCCTGCGAAGATCGACGACAACCCGAAGCTCGCCGAGAACGATCCCGACTACGTTCGCCGACTCGACGAGCTAGACCCCGTCACGCGCGAGCAGCTCCGTAACGGTAACTGGCTGATCAAGCCTGCCAAGGGGCTGTATTTCAAGCGCGCATGGATCCAAGAGATCTTTGACGCGCCGCCCGTCGACGTGATGGCTCGCGTTCGTTACTGGGATCTCGCTGCCGGTGGCGATTACGCATCCGGCACGCTGTACTCGAAGCTCCGAGACGGCCGCTATTGCGTTGAGAACATCTCGCGCATCCGCGGCACGCCTGGCGAGGTTCGAGCGTTCGTGAAGTCCGTTGCCGCGACTGACGGCGAGCCTGTCACGATTTACATCGAGCAGGATCCCGGGCAGGCCGGCAAAGACCAGATCCACACGTATGTGGTCGACATGCCTGACCGGCGCGTGCTGGGTCGAGCAAAGCGCGTCGACAAGATCACGGCCTTCGGTCCGTTCTCGGCCCAGTGCCAGGCTGGCAACGTGGTGTTCGTGCGTGGCGCGTGGAACGTGCTCGCGTTCGAGGAGTTCGAAGCGTTCCCCGAGGGCGCACACGACGATCAGTGCGATTCCACGAGTGGCGCACACTCGATCGTCGTTGGCGCGCTGGCTGTCGCAAAGCCACGCATGGGCACAGCGGTCGTTAGACAGATTTACGGATGATTGACCCGCAGCTAAAAGATGTACCGCGTGGCATCGGCGCGCGAGTCCACGCTATTGCGTCTGCGCCGCGCAACGATCGCTACCAGAATCGTATCGGCAATTCGCTCAACCCTGGGATCGTGAGTTCGATTCTGCGATCAGCCGACATCGGGGAGATGCAACGGCTCGCGGACTTGCTCGACGAGGTTCGCGAGAAGGACGGCCACCTTCAGTCCGTGCTTGGTAAGCGCGAAATGGCAGTGGCCGGTGCTGAATGGGAGATCATGCCGGCGCCAGGCACACCGCCCAAGAAGGCCGAACGAATCGTAAAGTTTTGCACCGAGGCGTTGCAGAACATGCGCGCGTTTCCGCAGGCGATCGCGGACCTGATGTCGGCCGTGTACCACGGTCGAGCGGTCTGCGAAGTGATCATGGATCGGGACGGTAGGCGCTGGGTGCCGACGTGCATCGAGCCGGTGCACCCGCGAAGGTTTCGCTACTCGCAGCAGGATTGGAAACTTCGCATTTGGGACAACGATCCGTCGTCGATCTTCAACAGCGGATACGGCATCGCGGTCGATGATCTGAATGCGCTGCTCCCAGGTAAATTCATCCTCCATGCGCCGCGCATTCGAGGTGGATACCCGACGCGTGAAGGGCTCGGGCGCACGTGCGTTTGGTATTCAGGACTCTTCAAGGCGTTCGGTTGGCGCGACTTCTTGGCGTTCGCCGAGCAATACGGCCGTCCCATTCGAACGGGCACTTATGGATCCGGCAAGGACCCGAAGTTTCCGCAGGCATCCGATGAAGATGTTGCGGAGATGTTGGTGTTGCTTGAGGCTCTTTCGAGCAGCGTCAGCGGAGTATTCCCGGACACGACGAAGCCTGAGTTCCACAACCCTGCGGCGGATACCCACGGCGTGCATCCGGAGCTGATTAGGTTGTGTAACGAGGAGATCTCGAAGGCTGTACTTGGCTCGACGCTCGGCACCGAGGTCGGCACGAGCGGCGGCAACAGAGCGCTTGGCCAGGTACATCAGGACGGCGAACAGATGATTGCGCGGAACGACTCGCGAGCCGTGAGCGCCACGCTCAAGCACGACTTGCTGCGGCCGATGGTTCTCGAGAGCGGTCTGGGCGACGAGAAAGATATCCCGACGATCGAGATCCGCACGGATCCGCCCGAGTCGCAGGACCTGCTGGCAACGCGCTACGCGACGCTTTCGAAGGCAGGTCTCCGCATCGGGCAGACGTTCGTACGCGATCGGTTCTCGATCCCCGAGCCGAAGCCAGACGAAGAAGTCATGGCCGTCGCACCGCCGGTGGATCCGAACGCCGATCCAGCAGCTGACCCGAAGGCCAAGAAGAAGAAAGATGCGCCCGGTACTAAACTTTAAAGTCGAGTTGATCGGATCGCCGGTCCGACTCGATAGTGCGTCCCCTTGGAACGTGCTGGCGTACGCCGTCGAACTGAAGGGCCGCGAGGCCGAGCTTACGCGCCAGGACTTTCGCGACGTCGTGAAGAATTTCGAGCGCTACGGCGAACGCCCGGTGGTGCTTTATCACGCCGACACTAAGAACGATGCGCACCCTGAATCGCGTAAGGCGCATGCGTGGATTGTCGCCATGCGGGTCGGTTCAATGCAGCGCAACGGCCAGACTATCGCGACGCTCGAGGGACGCTTTCGCTGGGTGGAAGAGTCCACCAAAGCGGACGTCCAGAAGGGCGCGCTTCAGTTCGGCAGCGTCACGCTGTTCCAACACGCCATTGATGAGGAGACAGGTCACGACATCGGCTCATTCCTCTACTCGTTTTCGCTCACCAACAACCCCGCTCTAGTCGATTTGCCGAAGCTGGCAGCGGATCAATTAACCGGCAAGACCAAGGTAAACAGCATGGAAACGTTCCTGCAGCTCGCGGCGCAACTCGGTGTGCCGGTGTCGAGTGAAGACGATGCCCGAGCAAAAGTGCAGGCGCTTGCCAGCGAGGCCCTCGAGGTCCGCAAAGCGCTGAACCTGTCGACCCGCGCGGAAGTCGCCAGCAAGATCGGTTCGCTCGCAGCGGACTCGGCCAAGCTCGTGACCCTCACCACGGAACTCGAGTCACATCGAGCCGTGGAAGAGAAGCGCAAGGAAGGCGAACGCGCGAGTCACATTGATGCGCTGTGCGCGTCGAACGCGAGCCTGAAAGGCATTCGGGCTTCGCTCGAGTTCCACGCCAAGGCTGACTGGGAAGGATTCGCGAAAGCCTATCCCATCTCGCTCGCCAGCGATCCGAAGGCCACCGCGCTCTCGGTCGAGAACGAGAAGCTGAAAGCCCTGTTGCTCGGCACTCGGTTGGCTCCGCTCGCTGGCGATACCAGCGCGCCCGAGTCCACTCCTGTGATGCCGCGCTCGCATGTCGAACTCGCTCGGGACATCGCCGCGCAGCTCCGCGAAAAGAACCCGAAACTCACCGAGCACGAGTCGATCCTGCTCGCTTCCAAGCAACTCAAGAACGCCGTCAGTGGCGTGGTGAGGTCGTAATATGAGCCTTTCAAACCGATCTCCCGGAAGCGGGATAATTTCGCTTGCCGCACAGTCTGTACTCGCAGACGGCGCGGCCGTGATCATGGGCACTGCGGATGATACTTTCCGAGCGCCTGCAGCCACGGCAGCCGACGCACTGGTGCTTGGCTTGCTCAAGCACGAGGGCAGCTCTTGTGCCGTCGGTGAAGGGTGCGACATCGTCCTTGACGGCGTGTACTCAGGCATCGCCGGTGGAACCATCACGCGGAAAGACATGCTCGTGGTGGGTGGCGTTACCGGCACCCTGGTAACCGCGACCGTTGGACTAGGGTCATTGCCGATCGTCGGCATGGCACTAGAGAGTGCATCGAGCGGAGAGCGCGTGGCGGTTCTGATCAGCCGACAGGCTGGCGGATTTCAGAACGTAGCGGCATGCCTGGCAGTTGGCGCAATCACCGCGAACACCGCGGTGCAGGTCGCCACGACTGCAGCCGTAGGCGCTGCCCCGAAAGTCAAAACCGCGACCACTGGCGACACCGCCACGATGATGATCGGCATCGCGCTGAACACGGCAGCCGACGGCGGCACTGTTTACGTCGCACTCGCAGGCTCACTCGCGACCTGCATCACGCAGGGCAACGTCACCGTCGGTCAGAACCTCGCGGTTGGCGACACGGCAGGCGCCGTGAAACCCGCTGCAGGCACGGCCGGAACGCTAGTCCGTGTGGTTGGCGTGGCCTTCACGACAGCAACGGCCCCGGCGCCGGTCTCCATGGTTGTCCAACCCTTCACCCTCCAAATCGCGGATTAATCCTATGAACCTAGAACAACTGCAAAGCTCATTGCTCTTGGGTCGCGGACTCTCTCCGCAGGCCATCGAACTCGGTTTGGGCGTTTCAAGCGTCCACACCAACGCACCGATCGAGAACCTTCTCGTGTCCTACCAGAACACCGAGATGATCGCGGACCAGTGCATGCCGGTCATCAATCGCGGCAAAAAGTCAGACTTGTTTTACAAGCTGAAGCCGGAAACGTCTTTCAACGTGCCGACGGCGCTCATCGCATCGCAGGAAGCATCGCCGAACCGCGCTGGAGCATCGCTCGATACGGCCGGAACGTACCTGTGCAAGGACTATGGCTTGATGGACTTCATCTCGACGGATGAAGAGGCGAACGCCGACGCGCCGCTTGAGCCGCGATTGATCTCCGAGCGCGTGCTGATGAACTACTTGATGTTGGCGCGCGAAATCCGCGTGGCAGCGGTTGTGTTCGGCGCTGCTAACTACGGCTCTAACACTGGCGATCTCCAGTCGGGCGACAAGTTCGACACGACCTCTGATCCCGCCAAGGTGATCTTGGGGCTTATCCGTAAGCCGCTCGTTCGCCCGAACGTGATGGTGATCGGTGCCGAAGCGTGGGACCAGCTACGCACCAATGCGAAGTTGATCGCCTACGTGATCTCTCGTGCGTCGACCTCGGCGGGTCCGACTCCGCTGCTCGTCGATCCCGAGACCGTTGCAAAGGCGTTCAGACTCGACAAGGTGATCATCGGCGAAAGCCGGTACAACACCGCTCGCGAAGGCGGGACGGCGTCGTATTCGTTCATCTGGGGAAAGAGCATGGCGCTAATCCGCGTCGAGCCGAATCCCAGCCCGCGCATGACCGGCACGTTTGGATACACCTTCCGGTTCACCGCCGGCAGTGTTCCTCCGTTCGGCGTGCAGTCGATCTTCGCTCCCATCGCGGGCGCACGAGGCGGCAATTTCATCAAGGTCGTGCATTCTGATGACGACGTTGTTGTCGGTGGTGCAAACGCGGGGTACCTCGCAACGGCAGTGATCGCCTAACTAGCTCGATGGCTCTCATTACGGCAGAGGACATTCAGGCGCGGGTGCTCCCTACGGTGTACCTGCGCCTGTTTGACCGCAACAAGACTGGCCACGTCGATGCCGCGTACCTGGCCACTTGTATTGCAAGCGGGGATTCGCGAGCGCAGATGAAGTGCGCCGCGTACTTCGATGCGGCATTCGACGCGCCAGGCGGCACGGTGGATGAAGCGATCAAGGGCGCTATCGTGGCCTACGTGTGTCTCGAAGCTGTGCTCTATAACCCGCTGTTCACGAATGACCACCGCATGCCGTTTATGGCAGCGGCAACTCGCGCGGATAAGTTTTTCGACGATCTCTCAGAAGACAATCGCAACCGCGTGAAGACCAGCGCTGCAGGTCGATCGAAGCCACGGGCGGCCGTGCGCAACATCACGGACGCGGTTGGTGAGAACACGCAATCGTTCGGTCGTGCACGAGACCGAAAAGACCCAACGGCATTCTGATGTTTTCACTCGCAGCAGAACTCGACATCAGCGCAATCGAGCGGGGCTTCCGAGCGCTCGACCATGAGATTGACGATGAGATGGACGGCGTTTTCGAGCGCACGGGCGATCGGTTGGCGCAGACCGCCAAAGCCATGCACCGGTGGCAAAACCGCACCGGCAATTTGGAGGAGTCCATCGAAGGCCTACCACCAAGCGGTACGTTCCTCGCTGGCACGCTGCAAGGCGGCGTAGTGGCCGGTATGGATTACGCGAGCTATCTCGAGGCGCGGCCAGAGTTCGCATACCTGCGCCCCGCGTGGAACTACATCGAGCCGTTCTTCGAGCAGGATTGCAACCGTGCGCTTGATCGCGCCGTGAGCGTCGCGGGGTTCCGGTGATCGACGAACCGTCCGCAACGCTCGACTCGATCGAGGACGCGCTCTTTACGGCCCTGCAGTCTACGGGCCCACTGGGCTCGAAAGACTTCACGCTCATCGCTCGTTTCGACGGCGAGCCGACGCAACAGGCGCTCGCTGAGGCAACGCTTGGCAACACACCCGCCGCGTTGCTTTCGCAGGAGAGCGACGATCCAGTTCCAGAGTTGACGGTCGAAACGCTCGTAGGCGAGATCGAAGAAGTTTTCCGCGCAACGTTTTGCGTCTACGTCGTGGTCGAGGATCCGCGCGGCGACGCCGAGGCCGAGAAGGGCTCGACGAACGCGCCGGGATATCTCGCGCTCACCGACTGTGTCCGCAAAGCTTTGACGGGCCTCGCGATCCCCGGACTTGCTGGCACTGGCATCGTGAGATGTCGGGGCGCACGCAGGGCGCGGACCGAGCACGGCGTGGTATACGCACGCGTGCTGCGATTCTCAGCCGACTACGCAGGTGAACAAGTGGAGCAGGACGCCGAGGGCGTTCCGCTGACCCGCATCGATACCAACTTCGATTTGGACGGGAACGAACTCGACAACCCCGTCTCGAAATCGCGCAACAACTTCTGAGGAAACACAACATGGAATTCCCAACGATTCGCGTGCGAGCGCGAGGCGAAGGCCCGACTCTGCACATTGACGACAACGGCAAGCGAACGTCGCGAACGCGACTCGTCGGCCGCGACGATGCTGGCGCGATCTTGCTCGAGGGCGAGCTGGTCGCTGACCACGCGTTTTACCGCAAGGCGATCCGTACGGGCGCGCTTGAACTCGTCCAGTCCACCGCACCCGCCCAAGGAGCCGTCTAATGCCGCTCACATTGCCTTCGGGGTTTTCCTCGTCGACGAAGCGCCCCGCCATGGTCTTCTCCGCACGCTTCGGCAGTGCATCGAACGTCTCGGGCGGTGCACCGATGCGCTTGTGCCTAATGGGCAACAAGACCAGCGCCGGTACCGCCACGTTGGACACGCCGGTGTTTTGCGCTTCGGCCGACGACGGAACCACGCTTACGGGCGCGGGCTCGGAACTCGATCTGATGATCAGGGCCGTGTTCGCTCAGTGGCGAGTGCCAGAGGTTTGGATCTGTCCTGTCACCGAGAGCGCTGGCGTTGCCGCAACGGCACTCATGCTGTTAGCCGGAACTGCCACGGCAGCCGGTACCGTGCGCGTCAAGATCCTGGACGAGTGGGTTGACGTCGCGGTCGCCAATACCGACGCCGCTAGCACGGTCGGAACGAATGTCGCTGCGGCAATCAACGCCAAGACGAACTGGCCGGTGACCGCATCGGGCACCACCACCGTCACGGTGACCTGGAAACAAAAGGGTCTGCGCGGAAACGATGCCCCAATCGATGTGTTCTTCCGAGATGGCGTGACCGGTCTAACGGTGGCGCTCAACGGCGGCACCGCCACGGCGGTTCACGCAATCTCGAAGATCGGCACGAGCACCGGTACGGCCGGCACGACGGCCGACGACGTGACGAACGCGCTGGCCGCAATGGCCACGCAAAAATTCCATCACATCGCAGCTGCCCACGTCGACACCGGGAACTGGACGAAGATCAAGAACCACGTGAACACGTATTCTGGCATTGCCGAGCGAAAGCGCCAACGCGCGATTGTGGCGTGTCTGAAAGACGTGTCGTCTGCGATCACGGACGTGGCGAACGAAAACAACATCCTTTTCCAAGCTGTGTGGCACTACAACCCGCGCAACACCAGCGGCCAGATCGCGGCGCAGGAAGCTTCGGCGCGCATCTGGGGAGACAGCTCGGTTGCGGGCGGCACCGCGAAGGGCGAGCAGACGTATCGTGGTTGCAATCTAAATGGTACCGAAATGGCGACCATCAAAGTGCAGGACGATCCGGCTGACCAGCCGCTCGGCACTGAGATTGAACTGGCGCTCAACGGAGGGCTGACTCCGCTCGAACCCTCGAGCGCTAACCCGGGTTGCGTGCGGATCGTTCGATCCGTTACGTCGCGATGCAAAGATTCCGCAGGCAACGCGAACTACAGCGGGCTAGACACGACGGTTCCAGAGGTCACGCACTTCGCGCAAGACGACATCGAGGCCCGCATGGCCATCGACTTCGCACACAAAAACCTGGTGCCCGATGGGCCTCGCCCGCCGAAGCACGAGGACTCGGTCACTCCTTCGTTTCTCAAGTCGTACCTGCAGAAGTGGGCAATGGACATGGAGGACCAAGGGTTGTTCTCGAATGTCTCGGCACACCTCAATGAATTCGCGGTCGAGATCGACCCAAGCAACAAGAGCCAAGCGATTGGCTACGTCCCATACGAAGTGATCAAGGGATTCCACAATTTCGCAGGTCTCTTGGACCAGGTGGGCTAACGCGATGGCAACGATATTCGCTTCCAATGGGTTCCTTCGAATCGGCGCTTCGGTAGTGACCAAAGCGCTCGACTTGAAGATCTCGATTCAGTCCAACGGCGAGTGGACCAACACGCTCACGGGCGATGCAGGCCCATCCTTTGGCCACAAGATGGCCAAGGTGTCGTGCAAGAACGCGGTTGCGCGAAGCTCCTCGGAGCGTAAGCGAATCATCCGCGCGTTCGAGAACGACCAGGTGTTCACCGTGGTCTACCGCTCGGGAGATATGGATTATTCCATCGAGGGAATCATCCAATCGGTTGAACTGGCTTCGAGCGTGAATAAGCGCGACGAGTTTGACTTCGAGATCGAAGGCTCTCCGAGCCCGATTCAGGACGTCTAATGGCTCGCGAGGACAGACTTGATGACACGCCGCTCTCGAAGCTCATGCGGTCCAGACGGCGTCCTCAGTCAAAGCCCGTGGCGTTCCCGGGTGGCGATGGCATCGACGTAGTATTCTGGAACCCGAACGATGAAGAGGTTGCGGAGTCCGCGGCCGATGCCACTCGATACCTCAAAGACGAGCTGAAGCTCAACGAGTTTCAGGCTGCGATCGCGATGGAATCGAAGCTGTACCAGGCTGAGGAACAGCGCCAGTTGCTCGCGCGTGTCATGCGCGACGCGAAGGACCCCGAGGCACCCATCGGCACGATCGAGGATCTTCGCGAAGCACTCGGCCCGAATGAGCGGGACTTTCTGTGCATGCACCTGGCCGCGTTCATCGACGAACGCGACCCGCACAAACAGGAGATCGACGAGACGAAGATTGTGAGGCGGATTCTCGATTTAAAAGCCGCCGGGGACTTGTCCGAGTACTTGACGTCTTGCGATTTCGGTACGCTGAGAAACATCGCGCTCTCACTGGCCGATCAATTGCCGACGCCGACGAGTCCCAGCTCCTCGGATACTACCAGCTCGAAATGGCCGAGCGATATCGGTTTGGAATCGACCCACCAGACGACTAGCCCATAATGTCAGAAGCGATTTTCCGCATATCAACGGCCGGCGGTGAGGAGTTACGCCGCACGCTTGGCCAAGTCGCAGGCATGTACCGCTCCGCGGCGCAGGCCATCAATGCGGAGGGTCGTCGCGCGACGAGGGATCGGGTCGCGAACGAGCAGGCGGCGATCAACTCGATTGATCGGTTACTACAACGGCAGAATCGAGCCGAAGCAGCGGCACAACGAGAACGCACGCGCGTTGAGCTTCGGGAGCAGTCGATTCGACGTCGCGCGAGCGAGCGCTCACAGGATCAGGTTTCGCGCGCACTCAGGGATGCCAATCGCGTTTCAGAGAACATGCGTCGTGAACGTGTCCGTGGTGTTGAAAAGGAAGCGGATCAGACACGCAAGATGGCATTCGCCATGTTTCGCGCACGGCAGCAATCGGAGCGTGATGCAACGCTCGAGGCCAGGCGAGAAGGCCGTAAAAGAGTTCAGGACGCTATCGGGTTCGCTCGCCAGGAAGCGACCGCAATGCGTCGCGAGCGCGAGCGTGCAGAGGCAGATATTCGCCGCGCCGACGCACGCCGATCGTCCAGCTGGAGCGCCACGGGCGGGCGAATGGGTCAGGCTGCGTTTGGCGCTGCCACATCATACGCGTCTGGACTTCACGGGCAGATTCAAGGCGCTCGCGAACACCGCGCGCTCACGTCTCGCAGCATCAGCAACGCGATCTACCAGGCTGGCGCTGGCGGGGCCGATGCGCCGCAACTGCAAGAGATGGTCTACCAGTTCGCTCGAGACAACCGGATGAGCAGCGCGGAGCTGGCCGAGGGCGTGAACCGAGCTCAAACAGAATTCAACGTGCTCGGGAACTCTCGCAGCACGCAGGGCGAGCGGGTCGCAAACATGCGCAGCTCGCTCGAGACGATGCGGTTCGCGCGAAACACCGGACAGGACACCGGCGAAGTGCTCCGTGTCTCTGGGATGTTGCAGAACAGCGGCATCACGGACCCGATGCAACGACGCCAAACGCTGCTCGCAATGACCGGCATGGCGCAACGTGGAGCGATCGAACTCGGATCCGTGACGAGCACTGCCATGGCGCCCATTCAACAGCGGATCGCCCAATCACAAGCCGCGCTTCGTCGCACGAATCCAAACGCATCGGATGCGGACCGTGCACACGCGACGCAACAAGCCGTGCTCCAGACGTTCGCCGAAATGGAAGTGGGCCGCTCGATGGGCCAGAGCCCGCGCATGATGGGAAACATCATGGCGCAAATGGGCAACTCTCTCCAGAGCGACGTCACGCAACAAAAGATGCTGCAGAACCTGCGTAGCTCGAACGGCGGCGCTGGGAATGCGGCTGCCGAAGCCGCGTTGTTTGCACGCGATGCGAACGGGCGATCTCACTTGCGCTCTACCGACGCTCTCGGACTGTCGCGCAACCTGCAAACGGCTTTTCACGGCGACTCTACTGCGATGCAAAACGTTTTCGCGGGTGGTGGCCATGGCAATCCGCAGGCGCTTCAAGCCAACTGGCGCCGCACTCTCGGGTTGCTGATGGGTGGCGAGGGAAACAGCGCGATCGGTCGCATGATCTCAGGCGCTGGGAGCGACTTTACCGATGCAGATGCAAAGCGCGGCGAGGGACTGTTCGCGAACGACGAACTTTCGAAGCTCACCGAAGCACAAGAACGCAACGAAACAGCACTCACTGACGCAACCAACGCGCTTGTTCGGTTCTCGAACTCCTTGGCCAACTGGGAGAAGGCACACCCGTTCTCAGCACCCGCGGCGAATTCTGGCGCTGGAATTGTCGGCGGTCTTCTTGCTGCCAGAGCGGGCAGCGCGGCCGGTGGAGCGCTAGCCGGCGGAGCGAATGCCGTAACTGCCGCAGCTCGCGTAGCCGCCGCAGGCGGATCTACGGGCGTCCTTGGCACGCTCGGAACCTCTACGGCCGCGCTGAGCGGCGGGACGGTCGCGGCGGGTGTTGGCGCGGCAGCG